AAACAATTAACTGATATACTATCAACAACATCCAGACTTCCTTGGGGTCAGGTTAATTCTATTATGGAGATATTAAAAAATGCCAAAGAATTTAAAGAACAAATCGAGGAAGAAAAAGAAACCAATTCAGATAATAACAGTTGAAGCAACAGAGAAAAGACCTAGCTTTGTGTTTGTAGCACGTTTTGAAAATTGTTATAGGACGGATGATAATGAGTGAAAATGAGTTTTTATTTAATAAAAAGTTAGTACAAAGAATTAATATGTTCTGGTTAAAACGTGGTATTAATGCTGGAGCTAGGTTAAAGAAACATATAAAACCAGATGGAGAAATATATTATACAATAGTTTCTAATTTGATAGTTGAAAAAGATTATACAGTAGATGTAAGGAGAGAAAATTAATGGCAACATATAGTAACATTTTAACAAGACCTATGCGTGAAGATGATGTAGTAAATAAACCTCCACATTATAACAAAGGTAGTATAGAATGTATTAATGCTATAGAAGCTTCAATGAGTAAAGAAGAATTTGCTGGATATTTAAAAGGAAATGTGGTAAAATATTTATGGAGATATAATTACAAAGGTAAACCTAAAGAAGATTTGGATAAATCAAACTGGTATTTAGAAAGACTGAGAGGATTATATGAGTAATGCACAGGCACTACAAACACATTTACCATGTGAGGATTGTGGATCAAGTGATGCACTAGCGTTGTATGACGATCATACATATTGTTATTCCTGCGAAACTTTTAAATGGAATGATGATTACAAACAACAGGATAAGAATGTTTATAAAATGGAAACAAACTTACAACATAAACCATTCAGAGGATTGTCAGAAGAGACAGTTAAATTTTTTGGAGTAACAGTATCATCTGATAACAATACACATCACTATCCTTACTATGATGCTAATAATAATATTGTTGGTACTAAAGTTAGGAATGTAATTAATAAAAACTTTTTCTCGCAAGGTGATATAAAAGATGCAGGATTGTTTGGTCAAAATCTTTTTAGAAATACTGGTAAGTATATAACGATATGCGAAGGTGAAGTAGATGCTATGTCTGCTTATCAAATGCTTGGCAGCAAATGGTCTGTAGTATCTATTAAGAATGGTGGACAGTCTGCTGTAAGAGATGTAAAGAAAAACTTTGAATACTTAGACAGCTTTGATAATGTAGTTATTTGTTTTGATAATGATGAGGTAGGAAGAACAGCTTCAGAAAAAGTTGCTCAATTATTTTCACCTCGTAAAGCAAAGATAGTTCCATTAGTAGAGAAAGATGCTAATGATTATTTACAAAAGAACAAGATAAAAGATTTTGTTAATGCTTGGTGGAACGCAAAGAACTATGTTCCAGATGGTATACTAGCATCATCTTCTTTAATTAGTTCGTTAGCTGAGACAGATGAAACACAGTCTATATCATATCCCTGGTCTGGATTAAATAGAATAACAGAT